TCACGCTCTAGTTTTCTTTTAATCTCTTCCAAGTATCTCTTAGCACTATCGTAACCCATGTCGATTACCAGACCTTTTATTTTACCCATTACTTCTCCTTTGTTTATTAGTTATACGAGGTTAGTTCGTATTGGTTCCAATTTATTTTAATAATTTTCATATTGATTAAATACCCCCTTTGTACTTCTAGTTAATTCTGTTGGTCTTATAACCTTGTAGTCTTTGTCAAACCCAGTACTTATATAAAACATTTGATTGTATTTTTTTAAAGTTCTTTTGTTTATCTTTCCTTGAATGGAAACAATAAACTTAAATCCATTTTCTGTTTTACGAGCGTACAAATTAGACTTCTTATCTCCATTATGATATGCCCTATAAATAGGAACTGATGATTTGCTTTTATAATATTCAGTAGGAAATTCTTTGCTAATGTCATCTTCATAATTTTCATTCCTATACAACACCCATGTAGAACCCGTATAAAATTTCATAAATGCAGATTCTTTTTTTCCTTTCTTGGCAGGAAATACATCCCCAATATTTACATGTCCATATTCATTTACTTTTACCAATACCATTTGCTCCTCCTTAATAATGCACATCTGCCGGCACTACAAAAACCTTTCGATCTTGTAGGTTCTTATCATCCCATTTGTTTAGCACGTTGTTTAAGTGACTCCTAGACTTTATCCCTTCTCCATCACCATCATACATCCATACTCCTGAACCTCGGTAGTCTCCCACAGATTTGTAATGGTACTGAAGATAACTATTTTTCAGAGATTGTATGATTTCTAGGTCGCTCTTATTTTCTGTAATCTTCCGTATTTCTTGTAAGTGATACCTCATATCCCTTAATGTATTTCTCCATCCGTCTACCACCAATTTACGCCCTTCTATGGTGGTTATATGTGATACGGGTTGCAGCCTATCGCCCCAGTATGATGTACCACCATTATCAAAAGTATCGTAGTAATCAAATGGTCTCTGTCCTTCGCATAAATAATCCATGTTATTTTTAGCTTTACCCAGTGCCTCGCCTTTGCTATTGGCGTATACTATGTTTCTAATGATCATATGCATTTTATTTGCTCCTTTTATTGTTGTTACTAGTTATATGTTTATTTATTTAATTAGTTCCAAATTATTTTAATATTTTTTTAGCCTCTAATATTCCTTGCTTGTTACCGCCGGCCATAATTAGCAATTTGACTGCATTATCTAACCCTAATTGAGACTTAAAACTAGTTAGCAATGGCAAGTAAGCCCCGTAGTTATTTTGAGTCGTATACGGCTTTTTTTCTGCTTTCTTTACTAGTTCAATTAATTCGCTACTAATAGAATTAAATAAACTTTTTAGATATTTATTTGTAATTGATTGCATTGTTTTTATTTTCCCTCTTTAATAAATTTAAAATCTGGGTTATCAAGTTTTAAATTTTGTTTTGTGTTATAATATTCAGTTTCTAAATGGTAATCATTTTTATATTTAATTACTGTCCATAGCCTTATAAATACATCATAGTAATAAATAAACTCTATATTGTTTTCTGTGTGTTGATATGATACCATATTATTTTATTTTCCTTCTTGTTTAATGAACGGGAATAACAATTTCCATATCTTTAAATATGGTATTATTACCACAGGCATGTCCAATTGAAGTACATGATCCACAGTCGCCCGGACATATAAAAATCTTTTTATTAAATTGTTTTCTTATATCGGATACTTTACCCTTGATAGCCGTAAAATTACCCCGTACAAAATCTAATTTCTGTAAGATAGGTTTAAGCATATCAAACCGGCCACCGTTTGACAGA